CCCAAGAGCAACGCCTTCGGGACCGCATGTTCCAAGGCAACCGCAAACGCGGTAAGGGCCGCGCCTCCCTCCGCATCGACCGCTAACCCCGGTCCTCCCCCTTTTCCCGGCTCGCTAAATGTCACACGAAACTGACGGGCCGGTTAAGGCCCGCTACCTCAAGCTACAATCCGACCGCGATCCCTACGTCGATCGTGCGAAGCGGTGCGCCAAGCTGACGATCCCCTCCGTATTCCCTGAGAACCCGGAGGCTGGCGGCGCGGCGGCCATACCCACTACCTATCAAGGTCTTGGCGCCCGCGGGGTGAACACCCTGAGTTCCAAACTGGCGCTGGCCCTGTTCCCGCCCAATAGCCCCTTCTTCCGGTTGTCGCTGTCCGACAACGACCTCCGCGCCCTTGGCGCCCGCCGCGCGCGGGTGGAAAAGACCTTAGGCTCGATCGAGCGGGACGCGGTTGCTGACCTAGAAGCGTCCGGCGCGCGCATGCAGTTGACCGAAGCGTTCAAGCTGCTCATCGTGACTGGCAATGCGCTTCTGTTCCTGCCGGAGACCGGCGCCCGCGTCTATCGCCTGGACCGCTATGTGGTCGTGCGCGATCCGCTGGGCAACGTCACCGAGATTATCACGCTCGACATGGTCGCCCACGACCTACTTCCGGCCAAGGCTCTTGCCCTGATCGAGAAGAAGGACGGAGCGGACACAAAGCCGGTGGAGGTTTACACCCACATCCGCCGCGAGCCTACCCGCTGGGCCGTATCCCAAGAGATCAACGGACATAAAGTCCCTGGCTCGGCCGGGCATTATCCGCTCGATGCGTCGGCCTGGATTCCACTGCGCTTCGTCGCGCTGGCCGGCGAACACTACGGCCGCTCCTATGTCGAAGAGTTCCTGGGCGACCTGACCTCTTACGAGGCGCTGTCCAAGGCCATCGTTGAGGGTGCGGCCGCTGCGGCCAAGGTATTGTTCCTGGTCAAGCCCGGCTCCGTCACGAGCGCCAACGTCATCGCCGAGGCGCCAAACTGCGCGGTCCGTAGCGGCGACGCAAACGACGTCTCCACGCTCCAGCTGAACAAGTTCGCCGACTTCCGCGTTGCGCTTGAGCAGCTCCAGAACCTTGAGCGCCGCCTGTCGATGGCGTTCATGCTGACCTCCGCTGTCCAACGCAACGGCGAGCGCGTCACTGCCGAGGAAGTCCGCATCATGGCGGGCGATCTTGAGGATGCGCTTGGTGGGCTCTACTCCGTCCTCACGCAAGAACTCCAGCTGCCGATCGTAAACCGGCACCTCGCGCGCATGCAGCGCGCGCGGAAGATTCCCGCGTTCCCCAAGGGCGTCGTGCGGCCGCAGATCGTTACCGGCCTGGAAGCTCTTGGCCGCGGTCACGACCTTGCCAAGCTCCGCGAGCTTCTCGCCTACATCAAAGAACTCGGTCCCGAAGTGGTCCGCGACTACGTCAAGGTCGCCGACTTCATCGAACGTGTCGGAACTGCCCTCGGCATCGACATGGACGGCCTGGTGCCGACTGATGAAGAGCTGGAGAAGATGGCGAAGGACAAGCAGGCGATGGAAGCGATGAGCACGCTCATGCCCATGCTGCAAACACTTATGCAACAACGTCAACAGGAGGCAATGTAAATGTCGAAGAAGCAAAAAGAAGTGCCGGCCGAAACGCCGGCGGTCGTAACCGAAGAGCCGGCTCCCGAGGCCGCTCCGGAAGTGGCCCAAGACGTCGCCGTCGAGGCGCCGGTCGTAAAGCCCAGTAAGGGCATCGACCTCGGCAACGGCACGATCCGGGTGGATCACTAATGGCCGATACGACTACGGTCGCGCTGCCGACCGGCGCCACGGAGGGCGCGGCGGCCGCTGCCAACGGCAACGGCGCTACCAACACCGGCGCCGCTGCGGCTCCCGCCCAAGGCGACCGCCCGGCTTGGTTGCCGGAGAAATTCAAAGCGCCCGAGGAACTCGCCAAGGCGTATTCCGAACTGGAGAAGGCCCACACCGCGGCCACCACGAAGGCCGAGCAAGATAAACAGGCGCGTGAGCAGGGCCGTGTCCAGAAGGCACTCACGGACAAGGGCATCAACCTCGACGAACTAGCCACCGAGTTCGCGGAAAAAGGCAAGCTCTCCGCCAAGACCTACGCGAAGCTGGCCGAAGCTGGTCTGTCAGACACGGTAATCGACCAATACGTCGCCGGCCAGAAAGCCCTTGCGGACAAGTTGATCGACGCGGCGTATGAGTTCGCTGGCGGCGAGAAGAACTACGCGGCCATGACCGAATGGGCGAAGGCCAACTGGGACCAAGAGGCCCTCGACTACTACAACAAGATCGTGTCCACCGGCACCGAGGCGCAGATTCGCCTGGCGGTCCGCGGCCTATTGGCTGACTGGATCGACGCCACCGGCGACGAGCCGGACCTGGTCCAGGGCGCGGGCGGTGCCGGCAATACCGGCGGTTACGCCTCACAAGACGAGTATCTGGCCGACATTCGCAATCCCCGTTACCAGAACGGTGACCCCGCCTTCCACAAGCTGGTGGACGAGAAGCTCAAGCGGAGTCGGTACTAAGAGTCGCGCGCGGGAACGGCAGGTGCGCCTCCCACCTGTCCCGCGTGCTTAAAGCCCGGTCCCGAGGCATGTATCGGGCATTTATGTGTCATCCCGCTGCCGGATTGTAGGCAGCACCATTCTCTTCGCTTCTCGGCTCCGGCCGGGAGGCGAACACAATGGTCTAGCTAACCATCTCTCACCTACGCAAGAGTTCTGCGGCCCGCTGCGGCGGACAACCCAAGCACGAAGCCCCGGTGACATTCCCACCACCCCGCTCAGGGGCTATGTCAACCCAACTCTTTCTCTCAACATACAATGACCAATTACACTGCTGTACGTCCCGGCCAGGTTAACGGCGCCGGCGACGCCAATGCGTTGTTCCTGCAAAAGTTCGGCGGCGAAGTCCTCGTCGCGTTTGCAGACTCCAACGTGATGAACGGCCGCCACGTCGTTCGCACCATCTCCGAAGGCAAGAGCGCTTCGTTCCCGGCCACCTGGAAAGTCACCGCCTCGTATCACACCCCCGGCAATGAAATCGCCGGCCAGAATGTGAACCATAACGAGCGTGTCATCACGATCGACGACCTGTTGATCGCGCCGGTCTTCATCCCGAAGATCGACGAAGCCAAGGCCCACTACGACGTCCGCTCGATCTACACCCGCGAGAGCGGTCAAGCCCTCGCCGACCAGTACGACAAGAACCTCTTCCAAGTCGGTATCCTGGCGGCCCGCGCAGCGGCCACCGTCACCGGCGGTTCCGGCGGCACCCAGCTGACCAACTCGAACTACCGTACAGACGGCTCGGTTCTCGCCACGGGTATCTTCGACGCGCGTCAAACGCTCGACGAGAAGAACATCCCGGCCCGCGACACCTACTGCTTCATCAAGCCCGCGCAGTATTACCTCCTGGTCCGTACGACCAACACCATCAACAAAGATTGGGGTGGTCAGGGCTCGTACGCCGAGGGTAAGGTGCTCAAGATCGCCGACGTGGAGATCGTCAAGTCCACGCATCTCCCGACCTCGAACGTAACCACCGGCCCCACGGCCTACCAAGGCGACTTCACCAACACCGCCGCCCTTGTGATGCACAAGATGGCGATTGGTACGGTCAAGCTGCTCGACCTGGCAATGGACATGGAATACAGCGCCCGCCACCAGGGCACTTTGATCGTGTCCAAGTACGCCGTCGGTCACGGCATCCTCCGTCCCGAATGCTCGGTGGAGTTGAAGGTTCTCTAATTTTCTGAATTAGGGACCATCCTGCTCAACATAGGAGCCCCAACACTTTGCTGCTGGGGCTCCTTTTTTTTGCTTTCTCAAACACCCTTATGGCCTCCCCTATTTACTCCGACCTCCTTTCCGCCGCGCCCACCGGCACCACCGGCGCATCGTGTTCCGTTCCGGATGGTGGCGCGGAATACACCCTCGTCGTGTGGGGCACGTTCGATGCTGGCGCTACCGCCAAGCTCCAGATGACGCCCGACAACGGCACGACCTGGCTCGATGTTCCGAACGCGTCCTTCACCGCGGCCGGCATCCTTGTGTTCAAGCCGGCTGGCTTTGCGCTGCGTGGCGTTGTCTCCGGCGGCACGGCTCCCTCTATCAATATGCGGATGTTCCGCGGCGGTAACACCTAGCCATGTCCCTCACCACCCCGACCTCTGAGTTGGAGGCCGTCAACGTCCTACTGAGCACTGTCGGCGAATCGCCGGTGTCTCAGCTGGAGACAACGGGCCTGGCAGACGTCTCGGTGGCTCGCAGCTTCTTGGACACCACCAGCCGGGCTATCCAGACAAAGGGCTGGCACTTCAACACCGAGCGGGATTACCCGCTGGCTCCGACTGTCGATAACGAGATCGTCCTGCCGTCCAACGCGATGTCCGTGCGCGTGTCCAGCCGTTCCGCCTCACGTAACCTTACGCAGCGCGGCACGCGCCTCTACGACATCACGAACCGGACCTTCACGATCACCGACACGGTGTATGTGGACCTCGTGCTGCTCCTGCCGTTTACCGACCTACCGGAAGCCGCGCGCTGGTACGTTACCGTGAGCGCCGCCCGGCGCTTCCAGGCGCACATCCTTGGTTCGGAGACGGTTTTTAAATTCTCCGAGTACGACGAGAACCTCGCGCTCGCGTCCTTCCTCAACGACGAGGCTCAGCGCGCGAACCTCAACATCCTGTCCGCCGATCCCGGCCTCTCCATCGTCTTAAACCGCTACTAAACACCCGAGCGCCGCGCGCTCCCTGCACATGGCCCTCATCAACCGTTCGATTCCCTCGCTCGTCAATGGCGTAAGCCAGCAAGCGCCCTCGCTCCGCCTCCCGTCCCAGTGCGAGGTGATGGAGAACTGCTACCCGTCTCTGGTAGTGGGCCTCGGCAAGCGCCCGCCGACCGAGCATGTCGCCAAGCTCCGTGCAACGTCGGCCGCAGACGCCTACGTCCATGAAATTAATCGGGACGCGGCCGAGCGGTATGTCGTCATCCTGTTGAACGGCGACTTGGAGGTCTACGACGCGATCACGGGGACCGCAAAGACGGTCGCCTTCCCGAACGGCAAGACGTACCTTAACGCGGCCCTGCCACGGACGGCTTTCTCCGTCACCACGATTGCGGACTACACCTACATCACGAACACCGGGACCACGGTGGCGATGACTGCGGACGTCGCCCCCGGCACGCTTACCGGCCGCGTTCAGAACTTCTCGAAGCTGCCTGCCTCGCCCACCGACGGCCAAATCTACGAGATCGTCGGCGAGAGTACCAACCCGTTCGACAACTACTACGTGAAGTACATTGCGGCGGAGAACGTCTGGCGCGAGACGCTGCTGCCGGGCATCACCTACAAGTTCAACGCGGCCACCATGCCGCACGTCCTGGTACGTGAGGCCGACGGTACATTCACCTTCAAACAGGCGACGTGGGACGACCTCCTAATCGGCGACCGTAGTTCTGCTCCGCTGCCGTCTTTTGTCGGAAAGCAGGTCAAGGACGTATTCACCCACGGAAACCGCTTCGGCATGTTGTCGGGCGAAAACGTGGTGATGACGCGTGCCGGGGACTTCTTCAACTTCTGGCCGCAGACCGCAACAGCCGTCCTCGATTCCGATCCCATCGACGTGCCCGTCTCGACCAATCGAGTCTCGCTCTTGCGATGGGCCGCGCCGTTCTCCGAGACGGTCATCTTCTTCTCCGACGGCACGCAGTTCGCGCTGGGCTATGAAGATGTCCTCGCCCCCCGCACGGCAGCCGTCAACCCAACCACCGAGTTCGAGTCGGCTGCGGGCGCTAAGCCCGTCGCGAGCGGTCAAGACCTGTACTTCGTCCAGACGCGCGGCAGTTACTCCGGCGTGCGCGAGTACTACGTCGATAACGAGAACCTCTCGCGCGACGCTGTAGACGTTACGGCCCACGTCCCGCGTTACGTTCCTGCCGGCGTCTACAAGCTGGCGGTGAACACCACCGAGGACGCGCTGTTCTGTCTATCGACGAACGAGCGCAACGCCATCTACGTCTACAAGTTCTACTGGCGCGACGACGAGAAAATCCAGGCGGCCTGGTTCAAATGGACCTTCGACGCCGCCGACACCATCCTCAGCTTCGCTTCACTCGGCACCGAGCTGCATCTACTTATCAGCCGGTCCGACGGCGTATATCTGGAGAAGATTGACCTCCAGCCGGAGCGGAAGGACACCGACATGGACTTCCTCGTCCATGTCGATCGGCGCGTTTCGCTGACTGGCGTGTACAACGCCGACACCGACAAGACCACCTGGACGCTGCCGTTCCAAGAATCGGCGGAGCTTCGAGTCGTCATGGGCTCCGCCTTCACCGGCCGCAAAGGCAACGCCATCACCCACACGCGCCCGAGTAACACCACCATCGAAGCGGTGGGGGACTACTCGGCCGGCGTGTGTTACATCGGGCGGAAGTACACCGCGACCTACGAGTTCTCCGAGCAATTCATTCGGGACCGAGAAGGCCAGCCCATCCTTGCCGGCCGGCTACAACTTCGCCGTATGCGCCTACTGTTCCAAGACACCGGCTACTTCCGGGTCGAGGTCACGCCTCTCCGGCGCAGCACTCGCACCTACAAATTCGTCGGTAAGACCGCTGGCGTTTACACCATTGGCGCCGTTCCGATCGAGTCGGGCGAGTTCCAGTTCACGGTCGCGGCGCAGTCATCGCAAGTCGCTATCAAGATCATCAACGATTCCCACCTGCCCATGTTCATCACGTCGGCTGAGTGGGAGGCCACTTACGCTACCCACTCTCAACGCTAATGTTTGAAATCATCGCCGCCATCCTCGGCCTCGTCCTGAGTGCCGGCACCGCTGCTGCCGACTACCAGAAAGATAAGAAGCAGCAAAAGCTGGTGGACGCGCAGGAAGCCCTCAAGCTCAAGGGCCTCGACGACTTCATCAAGCAGAAGCAGGAACAGACGGCGGTCGAGAAATCGGAGCGTGCCCGGCGCGCGATGATCGAGCGCGGGCGGCTGGAGGCCGCGGCCGGCGGCGACACGTCATCCGGCTCGGCCCTCCGGCTCGCCAATGACATCGAGTTCCAAGAAGGCTACGACCTCTCGCTCATCAAGCAGAACGACGAGAACGTCATCAACCAATCTCGTCGCGAAGGCGAGGCGGTCCAACTGACGTCAGCCTCCATGCGGCCGGAAGGCCCGAGCGCCTTCCTGTCGGCCCTCCAGATCGGCGGCCAAGCCGTCGGCGAATACAGCGACTATCGCTCCGGCCGTGGCCGATATCGGCGCGGTCGCCAGTCCTAATATATGCCACGCAAAACGTCGTTCCGTAACCGCGGTCGGGATTTAGAAGCCGCGGTCGGCAACGGCCCCCCGTCTCCGGCCTTGGAGACGCCGGCCGGTGCTCCCAATGTCTACCTACAAACCCCCCGCGATGGTCGGCTCGACCAGCTCGTGCGCGCCCTCGGCGCCTACGAGCCCGCCCTACAGAACGCCGTCGCGGATGAGGCGGAAGCCGATACGGTCGCTGCCGCTAAGGCGGTCGCCGCAGGCGAAGAGCTACAGCCCGAAGCGTCTCCCGCCTTCCGTTCCACTTATATGTCCCTCCGCGGCCAACGCGAGGGCCTACGCGCCGCCGACGAACTGACCGCCGCCTACGAGACGGAGTTCGACAAGGACGCCGGAAACATCGACGAGTTTCTCAACTCGTGGGTCGCCAAGGACGTCCAAGGCGCCGAGGATCAAGACTTCCTCAAGGGGTACCTGCCCGTCGTCGAGCAGGCCAAGACCAGGCTCCGCACCGGCCATTCCGTGGAAGCCGCGCAGAAGGTCCAACAGACCGCCATCGAGGACGTTCACGGCTTACTGTTGGAAGAGTTCTCCGCCGCGGCAAAGAACGGCCGGCCCCTGTCGGTCGAGCAGCTGAACGCTCGCTACGAACAGGGACGTGCGCTCAACCTCACCAACCAGGACATGAACCTGGTGGCGGTGGAGGCCGCACGCCTTGCGTCGATCGAGCACGGTCCTGCCGTGTTCGACGTGTTCGACCAGCCGAAGCCGGACGGCACCCCTGGCCTCACCAAGACGAAAGCCTGGGGCATGAAGATCGCCGCCTACCGTGAACAGGCGGCCGCGGTCCAGCGAGAGAAGAAAGAGAAGCAAGACGCCGTCTTACAATTCCGAGCCTTCCGCTCCGCCTATGACAAGGCTGAGCAGGGCGCCCTCGGGACTGGCGAGCTTGAGAACCTACTTAAAGGAAATCTCATCAGCGAAGGCGAGGCCAAGTCCCTCTACGGCCTCCAGACCGAGTCGGCCAAGCGCATTCAGACCACCACGCAAATGCAGGCGGCGATCCGCGCGTCGGACCTCGCAAGCCTCGCGCAGCTTGAGGCCTCGCGCCCCGACGGCGCGTCCCTCGCCAAGACGGGCTTTCAGAAGTTCGCCGATGAGGCCCTCGCCGGTGCGGCCGATGACTCCGAGCAGGCGGCTATGGCTGCGGCCATGATCGCCGACCGCGGCGCCAAGCTGGGCCAGACCTACGCGCCCTGGAAGGCGCGCCTCGGCAAGTCCAACCCCGCCAGTCCGCAGTTCGAGCAGGATGCGATCCTGTACGCGAACCTCAAGGCCGCCAACCCGGTCTACGCGGGCCAGTACGTCGATAACGAGCAAGCCCTGTTATTCGACACCTACTGGACCATGCGAAACGCGGGCGGCGCCGATCCACAGACCGCGCGTCAGGTGGCGCTCCAGATGGCGTCCCCCGAAGGTCGCGAGTCCGCCAAGCAACTGCGCGAAGGCGGCTCTGGCGCCAAGATGCGCGCGAAGATCAAGGCTGACCTCGTGTCCAACACGTTCGCGGCCAATACCAAGAATGCGGGCTACGTCCAACAGGCCGTCACCGACCTTGCGCTCCTGAACCTCTCGATGGGCAATTCGGACTTCGACGCCGCTCGGTCGTGGGCCATGGAACGCTTTAAGGCCACCCACACGAAGCTCAAAGACCGCTGGGTACATACCGGCGACCTGCCGATGCTGGCCGGCTTGCCGGACGCAACGGACTGGTACACCGCCGAGCGCGCGAAGCAACGCGGCGAAGCGGCAGACCCCAAGGGCTACTACATCATGCCCGACCGGCGCACGCTGGCCGACGGCACCTGGGGCGTCTACGGCGAGTCGAACGACTGGCCGGAACCCGTGCGTGTCGATCCTCGCAAACTCGTATCGTCCTTCCACAAATCCCAGGCCCCCAGCGCGGAAGCCCTCATCGAGCAGCACGCCGACAAGAAGGCCACCCGCAAGCTGATGGAAGGCGCCATCTTCACCACCGCAACCCCACCGTAAGAGACAATGTCCACGACCCCCTTCGAGTTTGAAACGCCCGCCGACGCTGTCGTCCCGTTCCAAGTGGTCAACCCACCCACGACGGAAGCGGTCGCAGAAGCGCAGCGCGAGGCCGAAGGGGACGAGGCGTCCCTGGGAGAGGCAGCGAGCGCCGCGTTCGAGCTGACCAACAGCCTCGCGGCGCTGCGGCGCATGGAAGAGACGGTGTCCGAGGACGACCCGAACTTCGTCCTCACCAAGCCGTTGCTCGACGAGCTGACGACCGACATCGAGCCGGAGTTCCACCCGAACTTCGCCGAGGCTCGTTCCGAGAAGCACGCCCGTCAAATCCGCGACCGCATCCTCCAAGAGAAAGCCGACGCCGAGACGGTGGCAAGCCGCGGCTGGCAGGGCGTGGGCTTGATGCTCGGTGCAGCCATCGCTGACCCCGTGGCGCTCGGCCTATCGGCCGCCACCGGCGGCACGGTCGGAATGCTATCAAAGGCCGGACGCTTGCGTCGGTTCCTCGCCGCCGGGTCGTTATCGGCAGCCGAGAACGCCGCGGTTGAAGCGTTGATCGCCTCATCCTCGCAGACGCAGGGCATCGAGGACGTGCTGTATTCTGGCATCGGCGGCTTCATTTTGGGCGGCGGTATTGCCGCGCTTCCACGCGCGCAGAACGATCGTGCCCTACAGATCGCCGAGGAAATCGCCGACAGTATCGACCGTCAGCTGCTCTCGAAAGCCGGCGTAAAGGTCGCGGAACCGCTCCGCTCCACCGGCGCCGCCCAAGTCCGGTCGCAGCCTGTCGTACCCAACGAGTTCACCGCCGAAGAGCTTAACGCCCCTCGCACGGCCTTCGGCAACCTACGGTTCGACATCATCGGACGCCTCAAAAGCTCCGACCACGGCCCCACGCGCGCCTTCGCCAGTAAGCTCGCGGAGGACGCCGTCGGTAATGCGGACCGCTCCATCCCCACCGAAATCGGCGCGAGCGAGATCGCCTCGAACCTGCGCGCCCGCTGGGAGACGCAGTTCTACCGCACCGCGGACGGCGCGTTCGACGAGTGGTTGAGCGAAAGCCAGCTACCGTGGACGGCGCGTTACACCCAGCGCGATGCGTTCTTCCGTGCCGTCACTGAGGCGGTCCGCACCGGCAATGCAACTTCGCCGGCCGTGGCGAAAGCCGCCAAGACCATGCGCGAAATCTACGCGGACGTCCTCAGCAAGGCTAAAGAAGCCGGCGTGTTCGGCTTCGAGAACGTGGAGACCAACCCGCGCTACATCACGCGCCTGTTCAGCCAAGAGAATATCCGCAATCTCGACGCCAAATACGGCACCGCCGCCATCGAGCAACTGCTGCGGGGCGCTGTGCGGTCCGCCACCGACGTCGATGACGAGCTGGCGGGAAAGATCGCCCGCGGCTATTGGAAGAAGCTCCGCCGCCTTGGCGCGGGCCTCGATGTCCATGTGGCACGCTCACTGTCGCCAGACGCCCAGGATGTTCTCCGGGAAGTCTTGGAAGATAGCGACCTACCGGACGTGGACATTGACAGAATCTTCGCTGCCATCACGCCGTCGAAGGAACAGCAACCTACCTCCCGCGCGCGCCGGCGCACACTGCTTGACGAGGACTTCGCGCTAAAGATCGAGAACCCAGCGACGGGCGAGATCGACACGGTCCGCGTCTCGGACCTGTTCGAGAACAACGCCGAGACGATCATGTCGTCCTACCTGTCGCAGCTCTCGGGCCACGTCGCGCTCGCCCGTAAGGGCATCCGCTCGCGGCGTGAGTTCACGAAGTACCTGGAGCAACTCCAAGCGGACGCCATTCATAAGGGCGTACCTCAGGCAGTAGCCGAGGATAACGCTGCTTCGCTGCGGAAGCTGTACGACGCCATCACCGGTGCCCCGCTCGAATCAGATCCCATGTCCACCTATGCCCAGGTCGGGCGGCTCCTGCGCGACACGAACTTCGTGCGCGTGATGAACCAAACCGGCCTCGCGCAGGCGACGGAGCTTGGCAACATCCTGTCGCACGCCGGCATCCGCGAGATGCTCGCGCATATCCCGGAGTTCCGGAAAATGCTGTCCCGCGCCAAGTCTGGCGAGTTGGCGGACGATGAGCTGGCGGACGAGCTAGAGCTGTGGATCGGCCTCGGCACCGACCGCTTACGTCACCCGGTCCGGCTGCAACCACAAGAGCGCGGCCAAGCATTCGACGTCCCGCGGCTCCCTGATGGGATGAACAAGGCGCTCCAGAAGTACGACACCGCCCTGCAATACGGCAAGCGTGTCACAGCCGACATCTCCCTCATGTCGCCGATCGTTATGGCACAGCAGCGCCTCGCCATGAAGTCCATCGCGCAGAAGTTCGTCAACCTCGCACACGGCGAACGTAAGTGGCGCAAGGAGCGGCTCGCGCAGCTCGGGCTCAGTCCACAGATGACCGACCGTATCCTGGAGCAAATCCGCAAGCATACCGACACGGAGCCGTCGAGCTTCTTCGCTGGTCGGAAGGTCAAGCGCCTCAACATCGAGAAGTGGATGGCGGACGACGCCGAAGCGGCCGACGCCTTCGTCATGGCAACGTATCGCCTCGGGCGCCGGATCATTCAAGAGAATGACGTCGGCGCAATGCCGCTGTTAGTTCACTCAACACTGGGCAAGCTGCTGTTCGAGTTCCGAACCTTCATGCTCGGCGCGTGGACGAAACAGACACTCAGCAATATCCACATGCGCGATATGGAAGCGGCGCAGTCGTTCTTATTTACGTCCCTGCTCGCCAGCACGCTGTACATGGTCCAGGCCAGCTTCAATTCCCTGGGCCGCCCTGACGCCCAAGAGTACCGTGACGAGCGGCTCGACCCGGCCGAGATCGCCAAGGCTTCCTTCCAACGTGCCGGTTGGTCGTCCCTCATGCCGGCAACGTACGACACGGTGTCCACGCTCACCTTCGCGGACAAACCCACGTTCGCCTACGGCCGCTCGACGGGCCTCGGCTCGGGCCTGCTGCAAGGCAACCCCACCGTGGACCTACTCGACAACGCCGGCCGTGCAACAAAGGGCGTGGTGTCGTCGCTACTGCGTGACGACTACGACTATAGCCAAGACGACTTCCGCGCCGCTACGAGCCTGCTCTGGTTCAAGAACGCCTTCGGCGTCACCAACGCCATCAACCTCCTGTCCAACAACCTCCCCGAAGACTCCCGCAACGAATAACCCATCATGGCCCTAAGCTACGTTCAATACACCGGCGACGGCTCCACCACCGATCGAGCGGTTCCGTTCCCCTTCATCAGCCGCTCCCACGTGGAGGTGAAGGTGGATAACGTCGTCACTGCATTCACCTGGGTGACGGACGGCACCATCCGCATCTCGCCGGCCCCGGCCGCGGGGACTACCATCGACATCCGACGCAACACGCCGGACGACAGTCGGCTGGTAGACTTCCAGGACGCCTCATCGCTCACGGAAGCGGACCTTGACCTATCCGCGAACCAACAGTTCTACCTGCAACAAGAGCTGATCGACCGTGAGGCAGACGCGATCCGTCTGGACACGGACACGCAGTACAACGCCCTCAGCCGAATCATCAAGAACGTTGCGGACGGTGTTGCGGGAACCGATGCCATCAACCGGCGCCAGCTCACGGCTGCCCAGCTCGGAACAGCCGGCCCGTATGCCAACCTGGTTGAAGTCACGCCGGCGGGGAAACTCGCCGCAACACAGGTCCAAGCAGCCCTCGAAGAGCTGGACGCAGAAAAACCATCAACCCTAAATACGGTAGCCGACCTCCGGGCCAGTACGGTATTCAACGGTGCCTACATTGTTCTCGGGTACACCACGGCGGGAGACGGCGGGGGCGGCCTATTCCGTTACGACTCAGCCTCCACGGCTGCCGACAACGGCGGTACCGTTTTCAAGCCCAACTCTATCGGCTCCGAGAGCCCCGGTCGCTGGCTCCGCGTCCACACTGGACACTTCAATGTAAAGTGGTTTGGTGCAACCGGAAACGGCACCACGAATGACTCAGCGGCCGTCCAGGCGGCGATTGATTATGTTGAGTCATTGACCAGCGATGGCGTGGCTCTCGTATTCCCGTCTGGTGATTATCTGGTCTCAGGCCTCACGGTAGACGCTCGTGTTCACCTAATTGGTAACGGCGCGACCATCAAAGCGGCTGCGACAACCGGAAACATCTTGAGCCTGAGCGCAACCGCGCAAATGTCGATCATCGAGGGGTTTCGCTTCGATTCTGGATCGCAGCGCACGGCCGGCGACTACATCAAGCTTACCGGGACGTATTGGGTAACAATTCGGGATTGCTCGTTCTGGCGTTACTACAATGCGATCCACGGCGACGGCGCGGTGTCTACTGGCGTCGATAATTGCCAATTCCAAGAACCTACGCCATCCACCACCGCCGCTGGCGGAGCCGCCATCGTTCTGGATACCAACAACAACGTCGATTGGCGCTTATCCAATCTGATTGCTGATTGTGCTGTCGACGAGCCAAGTTACGGCATCAAGGCCGTATACACGGATGCCCTGACTATCGTCAACTGCGACATCATCAATCACGGCTCGTGTCTCGCCTTAGTGCCAGGTACAGGCCAAGCGGTGGCCGCGACATTTGTCGCTAACAGTTACTTCGATAACTCCGTCACAGGCTTAGACATCAACCCATCCGGTACCGGCACGGTCACGCGCGTCAGTATTGAGGGCTGTTGGTTCGGTAGTAACTCCTTCCACAATGTTTACATCAACCAAACCGGCTCCACCGTCATAGAGGGCGTCAGCATCGGTGGAGGACAGAACGTCCTGTCGGCCGGTAATGGGATCGCCACGGTGGGGACAGTCAATGGATTGGTGGTATCCGGCGGGATATACAGCGGTAACACCAGCTCAGGCATATCGCTTTCTGCCGGCACGACCAAATGCGCCATTACTGGCGCCGTTATCGGCGTAGGTAGCGGATCGACAGGGAATGCCTACGGCATATTCCTCAATACCTCTACCGGCGACGTGATGATCGCCAACAACGTCATTACGGGCAACGTAACCGCAGATATAGGCGGTACAGCCGGCACGGCGAGATTCGATAACAACATCACTGGAACGTCATCAACCGTTGCATCCACAGCAACACTCACCCTGCCGGTTGATAAAGACTTCTTCATCATAAGTGGAACGAACAACATTACCAGGATCACTGCGTCGTGGGCCGGGCGCGAGGTCACGCTGATGTTCCAGGCGGCCCTCACCGTGGTGGACGGCGACAATCTGAAAATCGCCGGCAACTTCGTAACGAGCGCAGACGACACGATCAGCCTTGTTTGCGACGGAACAAGCTGGGTCGAAAAGAGTCGAGCGGCGAACTAACAACACCACAACGTAGAACCAACACATCATGGAACGCATCATCCAAACCGTCGGCGGCCTTGCCGCCATCGGCGCCTTCGTGGGCATCGGTCAGCTGTTACTCAGCAAGGACAAGCTCACACTCCGCCTCGCCCTCGGCCGGGCTATCACGAGTGGGGGCCTTGGCGCCTCCGCGGCGGCCGTTATGGTCTGGCTGCCGGACCTTCCTCCGGTCGCCATCGCCGGCCTCGCGGCCGCCCTGTCGAGCCTTGGCACCACGGGCCTCGAACGCCTGCTCCAGAAATACCTCGGCGGCCGTACCACCCCAACCCAAGAGTAACCCCCGTGTCGAAGAACGCTGCAACCGAAGCGGCCCTCAGCGCGCTTCACGGTGAGCTTGCGGCCGCCTTCAAGGACATGCTGGAGGCTCGAGACGAGAGTGGTAAGCGTCTCGTGCCACCCGCCCAAGTCTTGAACGTCATCCGCCAGTTCCTCAAAGACAACGGCATCGAGGCCGACCGCGGCCGTTCGAAGGTGCTGGACGATCTCTCCAAAGACCTGCCCTTCGACGGTGAAGATTACAGCGCCGGCCCCACCGCTCACTAAACCTCAATGGCCCAGTCCCCGAAAGACCCGCTCAAGGCGGACTTCCGCAATTTCCTGTATGTCGTGTGGAAGCACCTTCGGCTGCCGCCGCCGACGCCCCTACAGTACGCCATCGCGTACCTGTTGCAGCACGGCCCGCGGCGGTTGGTGCTCCAAGCCTTTCGTGGGGTGGGCAAGTCGTGGATCACGTCGGCCTACGTGTGCTGGCTGCTCTACTGCGACCCGGACATCAAGGTCTTGGTCGTGTCGGGCTCCAAGGACCGGGCCGACGCCTTCTCCACCTTCACGAAGCGACTCATCGCCGAGATGGACATCCTGGCGCACCTTCGCCCCCGACCTGGTCAGCGCGACTCCAACGTCGCGTTTGAGGTCGGCCCCGCGAAGGCGGCCCACGCGCCATCCGTCAAGTCCGTTGGTATCACCGGCCAGCTAACGGGTACCCGCGCCAACGTCATCATCGCGGACGACATCGAGAGCGCCAACAACTCCCTGACGCAGCTGATGCGGGACCGACTCGCCGAGGCCGTCAAGGAGTTCGAAGCCATCCTGTCGCCGGGCGGCACAATCCTGTTCCTGGGGACGCCGCAGTCGGAGATGTCCATCTACAACGTGCTCCCTGAGCGCGGCTATAAGACCTTCATCTACCCGGCCCGGTTCCCCACGCCGGCGCAGCTGGGACGCTATGGGGACCGCCTGGGCTCCTACATCACGGAGCAGCTGGAGACCGCTCCGGTCCTTGCCGGTACGTCCACGGAGCCGACCCGGTTCTCCGAGATGGACCTGCTCGAACGCGAGGCGTCCTACGGGCGCTCCGGCTTCGCGCTCCAGTTCATGCTGGACACGACCCTCGCCGACGGCAACCGCTATCCGCTCAAGCTCTCCGACCTCATGGTCATGGGCCTGAACCCGGCCATGGCCCCCGCCAAGGTGGCCTGGGCCTCCAGTCCCGACCTCGTGCTCAACACCCTGCCGGTGGTGGGCCTTGCGGGGGACCGTTACTACCGGCCCGCCTTCATCGACAAGGAGTGGGCACCCTTCCAGGGGGCCGTCCTGGCGATCGACCCGTCCGGCCGTGGGGCCGACGAGCTGGGCTATGCGGTCGTGAAGCACCTAAACGGGGTGCTGTATGCGACCGTGGTGGGTGGACTACATGGCGGATATTCGCCGGAGAACCTGACATTATTGGCGAAGATCGCCAAAGATCAGGCCGTCAACTTGGTCCTCATTGAGGACAACTTCGGCGACGGCATGTTCACCGCCCTGTTCCGCCCTGTCCTCGCCAAGCACTATGCCTGCACGATCGAGGAAGTTCACAGCACGGGCCAGAAAGAACGCCGCATCATCGATACCCTGGAGCCGGTCCTTAACCAGCACCGCCTGGTGATTGATGAGAAGGTGGTCCGGGAGGACTTCCAGCCCGACCGGGCTCAGTACCAGCTGCTCTACCAGCTCACCCGGATCACCAAGGACCGCCAAAGCCTCCGGCACGATGACCGCCTGGAGGCCCTCGCTATCGCGGTCAAGCACTGGGTGGGCCGTCTGGCTCAGTCGGTGGATGACGCTGCGGCCCGCCAGCGTGAGCAAGCCCTACAGGCGGAACTCAACAAATTCATGGAAGGCGTCCTGGGCCGTCGATCGATGGGGCCCATGTGGGTGAATCCCTTTGAATAGCCCAGGTTGGGCAGGTTTATGCCCAGCTTGGGTATGGGGGTGGGTTGTAAAGCCCACACCCTCAGGAAAGACCCACGAGAGGATGACATGAGGATAACTACTAGTACCCTACTGTTAGCAGTAATGCTAACTATAGGTAGCTTTAAGGTAGCTATAGCTGATCCTAAGTTAACTATAGCTACAACTACACATACCACTACACAAGAACCTGTAAAGACAACTATAGGTTCCCCTATTGTTAACCAAAGGATCATCTTTAGGGACACCTACAGGTTAACTGTAGTTGAGCCTTTGTTCCCCAATAGTACCTCTATCGGTACTACAGCAACCCTTCACTATTGCTTGGATGAGCTTCCGTCGGCCCATACCTTGGGTGTCTTTGGATTGGTCGTCCCCAATAGGGGCGTCGTCCTGAGGTTCGTCCCCATTCACTGCTACTCGCTATAGCCCAACAACAACATGCCCAAAGAATTACGCATCGACTCCGAGAAGAAACGAAAGGTGGACGAGCTGGCCGGGACCGATTCCCTGGCTGACATGCTCCGCCGACGGCGCATCGCCATCGAGAACGGCGACCCCGAAGAGGCCCAACGGATCACCATGGAGTGGACCGAGGCCGAAGAGAAGCGCCGGAAGCAGTAACCCAATGCTCCGGCCATACCGTTTCCGGGCCTATGCTGATGAGGCCCGGCGTTACTATGTGCTGGTGAAGGTCTACCCCACCGCCGCGGAGATGTACCGGGCCGCGTCTGCTGCGGGCCTGGGCGACCTCCGGGACGCCTCCGCCTTCACCTATCGCTACCACGAGCCGCCCAAGAAGGCCCGCAACTGCTTCGGCGAGGTCTGGCTGAACCACGAGTTCCTGGACATCAACACCATCGCCCACGAGGCCCTCCACGCCGCGGTGGGCTACCTCCTGCGGCGGAAGTGGCACGTCTGCCTGGCGCCGGGCTCCGAGCACGTCCCCAACGCTGCCTTTGAGTCGCCGGAGGAACGCCTTGCCTACGCGGCGGGGTACCTGACTTCGGGAATCATCCGCCAGGTGGTCAAGAAGGTGCCTGATGGAACCCTGAAATCCTGAGCCAGCCTAGCCAGGCGTAGAGATCGGGAGGGGGGTCGGTACGGTACTACCGGCCCTCCATTTATCGCCGCTCCTGTAGCCTCTCCTTAAGCCGCGGCAGCTCCATGTCTGCTTACCGCTCCGCCACTGCGGCTGTCAAGCCCCCTTCCGGCGATGTTTTGGCGAAAAATTGCGAGCCCCAGGGATCAAGTACAAGGTCGCGTTGGCCCCCCGTGGGGCCTAGGCACGCGCCCCGCACACCGCCCGCGCGGCGCACATTCTGACACGCTTATATCACGCAGACCGCACCAGTGCTGGCGATACGCTGGATTTGATATCCATTGAGGGCATGGCGGATGCGTACTCGGTAGGGGCGGGGCGCTTTCCCTTTTTGTGTGCGCGTGCGATGGGATGTCTCAATTTTTTTCGCCGATGAATGGCGCTTGTCTGCCAACTGGCGGTTGCACGGTATCGCTGGCTTGGTGTATGGTTGCGGTGTCGTAACCATTACATACCCGGAGGTAATACCATGCCTACAATTGTTGACCCGCCAGCTCAGCCACGGCCCGCACCCCTTTGGACGCGCATTCGCGGCATCATTCGTGCCGATGACGAGAGCGCCGCGCGCGAGCTATGGCTTACTACGCGCTCTTCGGAGCAGCAAGGCCGACTAGCCGAAGTATTCCATCGGCACGGCGTTTTCCACGATTGCGACCATCCGCGTTGTTACGCGCCCGGCACGCACGCATTGCAGGACGAATCCGGTGACATATCCATGCACGTCTGCGCGGGCCACGAGGGCGAGTATTATACGTGCTACGACTGCGACCGCACGGACGTGCATATTGAGGACGTCCGCCCATCGCCAAATGGAGCCCGCCAATATTGCCCCGACTGCTACAATGAGCGATATACGGAATGCGCCGCGTGCGGCGATACCGTATTGCGCGACAACACGGACGCGGACGAGGTTTGTGACGACTGCCGCGCGCGGCATGAAGAAGAAGAAGAGGAAACAGAAGGCGGCCTACTATTTCCCTACGACACCAATCCGCTTAATTTTCTGGAATTCCACAATGCGGTCGGCGAAACAGTAGACCGTCGCCACCATATCGCCCATCGGTATCCAGTCTATGGGCTCGAACTTGAGTTAGAGGCGGAGGACCGCGCGGGCGCTATGTATCGCATCCGTGAAGCGGTCGGCGCGAGTTATTGTGTATTTAAGCGGGACGGGTCGCTAGATGACGCGCACGGCTTCGAATTAGTGTCCGCGCCCGGCCCGCTCGCCTATCATGCGGACCGCTTACACCGCTTCCCGCGCGTGCCTGGTATGACTTCGCACACAAACGGGAATTGTGGAATTCATGTCCACGTATCGCGCCACGTATTGTCGCCGCTCCAGATAGGGAAAATCTTAGTATTCATTAATGCGCCGCATAATGTCCGCTTCGTGGAATTGATCGCGCAGCGCACTAGTGCGCGGTGGGCGAAAATCAAGCCGAAAACATGGGCGGATGCGCGCGATGGATACGGGCCGACGCGCTATGAGGCAATCAACACTACGCGCACGGACACAATAGAGTTCCGCATTTTTCGCGGCAATACGCGCCGCGAGCGTATCCTAAAATGCCTTGAATTTGTGGATGCGGTCGTGCGCTGGACCGCGCCGGGCGAATCGTCAGCCGCGCGCCTCACGCATGAGGAATTTACGGCCTACGTCGCCAAGCGCGGTAAGGACTGGCCGCACCTGGTCGCCTTCCTCCGCGAAAAAGGCGTCCTGCCGCCCGCACCGATTGCAAAAAAGCCGGCCGCGCTTTCTGCGGCCTAATTAACTACACTACCGGAGAAATAGAAAATGTGCCTAATTATTCACAAGCCCGTAAATGTTACGATTCCGGAATGGATACTAAACTCCGGCCTCCGAAAAAATCCCGACGGATGGGGCCTACTGTATCGGTCGGCTGGGCAAGTCGTCGCCGTGCACGGCCTATATCCAAGCAAGCGGAAGTCGCGCAAAGCGTTGCGCCGCACACTGTTGGAAGTCGGGCCGCGCGAATGTCTATTACACCTTCGCATGGCCACGCATGGCGACGTATCACGCGAGAACACGCATCCGTTTCGTGTCCGCGCCGGTGCTGACGATCTTTGGATGATGCACAACGGCATTTTGCACGGGTACGGCGTCAGTGGCCTGAAGAACGGCCAATCAGATACCCGCGATTTTCTCGCGCGAATTATCGAACCGCTAACGTCGGCCTATGGCGCGGGCATCTTGGAAAATCCGGCCGTGCGAACGCTAATTGAAGACCACGCGGGCGATAACCGCCTGGCGTTTATGGACGCGGAACGGGGGCCGATTATCCTGAACCGCGCCCAGGGTGTAGAGCATGCGGGCTTGTGGCTGAGCAATACCTATGCATGGGATGCGCCGCTCAGCCTATTGCCCGCGTACCACGGATGGCGCGGGCATTGGCCCGTGGACGATGACGAAGATGATTTTACGACCACGCGCGGGGACGTGATATTCACACCATCCGCCGACCGCTGGAATAGCGTAGAAGCGCCCGAGCTAGACGACTACGAACGCTATTTAGCGCGCACCATGAATAAACACGGCCTTAATTGAGGCGGAGGATATGCCCATGTATCAAAGACAATTTACCTTCGGCCCTCGCCGCTCCCAATGGGCCCCCGTGTCGCGCCGCGCGGTAACCGTGGCGCTTTGGATGGCATCGGCCCGGCCCCTTGCGGCCGTGGCGTGCCTACTGCGCGGAGGTATCGTCTGTACGTCACTCGCGAGGTATCGTTTTGTTCCTCCGGTCGGTCGCTGATACATTGCGACCATTCGCGCCCCGCAAGGGGCGCCCTTTTTCTCGGAGGCCTATTTATGAACGTACGCAAAGAAATCGAACAATTCGCGGAGGATGCGGATAAGCCGATCCTTCTTTGGTTACTCGGGCGGTATAGTCGCGAGTCTACGTGGGGTTTTGTCGCTACATGTACATTTAAACGATACGGGCCCCGTAGCTATGAGGTCAATCGAGTATGGCGGCCGACCGAAGAGGGGCGCATTTTATATAGGGCATTAGGGCAATGAATAAAGACGCATTCCAAGCACTTGAGCGCGTAACCAAACTCGGCATTGACTGGCAGGACGCACACGCATTGCGCCGTATCAGCATGACGCTTCAACGATGGCATGAGCTTGAATGCGGCGTTGGCGACCAGGCGACTTACTACATCGAGCGGGAAACAGAAGACGACGACAGCCCGCCGCATATGAAACGATCCGACCATCTCGGCTTGCATGATTTAGGCCGCGTGCCGGATCGCGAGAAGGGCGCGCGGCGCCGCCTGTCCAGCATCATGGCCCGCTATCCTGAACTATGGGCCTATGTTCAGACCGACCCGCGCGGCGCTGCGCTATATGTCGGTCGCAAGGCGGACGTGCGGCCCGACGAGGATTTATCATCGGTCTACTCATCGCGCGGCATAGCGATTTTTAAATAGGGGACTCAATGGATACATAGCTGACTCCCTACCGCGCCCCCTTTCGTCGCCATTCCCAAGGCGGCACGGGGGCCGGGCCGTCGCCGGCCCATATCCCTACGCGGCAATGCCGCGCCCCCAGCTCAGCCAGTAGGTCCGCCCGCGCCTCTTCCTCCGTGGCGTGCCGCGCCGTTGGGTAAGCCCATGCATACCCGCGCGCCACCATAGCGCGCCCTACGTCAAGCCCGCGCACATATACCCGCGCGACCGTGCGCCCGTAGCGGTCCGCGCCGATCGGTCGGCTGGCTAGGCGCCCATGTTCACGGGCGCCCGGCGCCGCCCCCGTGGACTGGCCGGCTAGGCTGGCGCCGCGGACCAGTGCGCCAAGCGCCGCGGCCGCGTCCTGCCCGCCCGGCTGGCGGCCTTCAGGCGCGTCTATGCCAGCCAGGCGGACCGTTCGGCCGTCTAGGCTGAGCATGTCGCCGTCTGTTACGCCGTCTAGGCGCGCGGCGGCCAGGCCGCTAGTCGGCTCGCTAGGCTCGGCTAGCCGGTCGGCTAGGCGCGCACAATCAGGGGAGCCAGGCGCCGGCCAGTCATATTTTGCGGCGGCCCATGACACCTCCGCCTCATCCGTATATGCTGGCGGTTGCGCTGACACACTCACGGAGAATAGGACTATGTACGCGATAATTAAGGTGGTTTTTGCTTGCTTGTTGGGCATTTCCCTCGCTGCCTTTGGCGCCCCTTGGTGGGTGGCGGTGCTCGTAATTCTAGGCGCGCTCGCGCTTTATAACCAGGCCGCCGCCCTTCTGTTGGTAGTTACTGCCCCGCTCTTCGGCCGACGCTTATAAAGGCCCGGCCCGCTTGCGGCCGCCTGCTTCGTTTCTACACTCGGGTAACGATCCAGTTAGCATGGAGGGTTACTTAAATGTTGCGGGATTGCTGATATCTCCACTTGACAAAGTAGTTGCATGTACGATACTATCAGCGCCGCCGGAATAATCCGAATTAGCGGCGATAACTTTTCGAGGGTGGAGCAATGCCAATTTTTGGTACATTTGTAGGCCGGGAGTTTTATGTTGAGCGGGAAGCGGTAAGGAGTGGGCCCAAGTATTTCCAGGCCGAGCTTTGCGGGTTAGATCGGCACCTATGGATTGGGCGGACACATATCATAATTTCAAAAAAGAAGAGGGAAGGCTGTTATGACACACAACGAGACGGTTGCGGCGCTGCTGGCGGAGCTGACTACGGTCCGCCGGGAGTATCCCACGATTGAGGCGCAAACGATGCAGGCGCTTTTTCATGTCGCGGCGCACCCTGGACAGACTGTGCAAGATGTTGGAACGGCAATCGGCATGACCACGGCAAGCGCGACGCGAAACGTATCGTACCTGCTGGACTATCGGGCGCCGGGAGAACGTGGCTATGGTTTAGTCCAGATGGCTCTCGATCCCTACGATAGGCGCATAAAGCGGCTGACACTGACGCAGCGCGGGCAGGCCTTCATTGACTCGATCGCTCGCGCCTGCACGGCAGCTGTGCGGGTGGCGGCGCGGAAGGAGAGTTAGGCCATGCGTAACCGTTGGTCCCTATACCGCCGGCCGCGGTCGCGCTTCTGGTGGATCGCCGTCAGCCTGCCGGACGGCACGCGCGAGCGGTTCAGTAGCGGCACCACGGACGAGGCAGCCGCGCGCCTCAAGGCCATCCGCGCCGCCGACGACATCGAGGCGGGTAGGTGGTGCCGGGAGACGCGGGAGAAGCTCTTGCACGGGCCGGCGCTGGAGCGCCTGTTTGACGAGCATTGGAAGCACCAGAAGGGCGCCCAAGCGCAGTGGTACCGCGTGCAGGCGCTCGCCCGAGAGCTGGCCGCCAAGCCCGTGCCGCTCACGGACAGGGAGGTCGCGCAGCTGGTGGACAACTGGCGGCGTGCGGGCGACGCCGTCGGGACGATCAATCGGCGCCTGTCGGTGCTGTCCGTGCTGTACAAGCACGCCCGACGGGCTTGGGGCATGCAGCTGTCGCCGCCCTACATTCCCCACTTCCGGGAGCCGAAGGGACGCATCCGGGTCATCCAGCCGGACGAGGAAGCGCGGATCGTGGCGGAGCTACACACGCACCCCGACGTGCAGGACTGCTTCCTCGTGGCGCTAGACACGGGGCTGCGGCTGTCCGAGATACTGCGGCTCGCCGAGCAGGACATCGACTGGACGAACGGCATGCTTCGGATATGGGAGGCCAAGGGCGAGATCGGCAGCGTCCCCATGTCGGCCCGCGTCAAGGAAATTCTGGTCCGGCGCGTGGGCGTATATGGGCCCAACCCCTTTATCGTCCTGAACAAGGACAAGGTCTGCCGGCGGATGCGGGCGGCTTGCGATCGGCTGG